GTAATCCTGCTACGTCAGCGATGGCATGTTGATGAGACGTCGGAGGGAACGTGGAGGGCTTATTCAACAGCGAATCCCAAGTCACATCGCTGCTTTTGGCGACAAAGTGCTCATTGCCCGTGCCCTCTTTGAACCAATACTCTTTGAGAACCCCACTGACAAACACGCCGACGGTCAAGCCGCGATAGCGAAGGCCGACACCGATGTCGTTCAAAGCGTCCGTCGTAGAATTGTACGGACCAAACTTGGCGTCGAGCGGGATGGGCTGGCCGACAACTACGCCGCTAGAAAGTTGAATTCCGGTAGGCATCAGGGGTTCCTCAATTCGAGAGTTGGGTTGGAGTTGGTCAGCGGATTCGTACTGATGTGCATCTTGTAGTTGCGCGTCCACAAAGCCGTGGTGACGTTGTTCTGAGTCTGCACTGCGTTGAAGACAGCGGTAATCGCGCCGTTGTCCAAAGCCGTAACGTAGTAGATAGTCTTGGTCGTCAAATCCGCCCCGTAAGCTGCGCCGACAAACTGACCACTGACGTTGTAGGGAATGGAGATGGTGCCGCTCGCGTCTGCGATAACTTTAGTCAGGACTGCGTATGCGGGAATATTTGTCGCGTTGCCTGCCGCAATAGCCGTAGCAAATTGAGCCGCAGTAAACGTCACAGGAGACTTGAGGTAGTACCACGGGTAGACGCCAGTGAATGCCGCAGTGCTCGCGGAGGCCGTCCCAATAGCGCGGGAGCCGTCTAGAACGCTGCTGGCATTGCTCTTGTTATCGAAATACGCGCCGGACCCCGCGCCGTGGGCAATCGACACACTCCATTGGTTTGATCCGAGAACAACGGCGATGGAACCAAGTGCGGAGTTGCTGGTTGAAGCGATGCCCGTGCCCGTATAGGTGAAATTAGACGCCGCGCCCACAAGCTCAGGACCAAGTGATCCGTCGCCATTCGTAATGCGGCCCCGATTCAGGGTCGCGGTCAGCGTCCTAACAACCAAGCTGCCGACCTCCTGAACTCCGGTCGCTCCGGATACCGTCAGTGTGGCCGACTTAGAGGTAGAGATAGAAGGCGGGACGGTCGGGAAAAGAATAGTGTCAAGAGCTTGGGAAACAGTGCGGGTCTTCCAAGTGCTAGCAGGCTCAGGCGTCGCACCTCCGACTTGAGTGCTAAGGACAGAATTGCCGATGGACGACTGGTAAAGCGCGGAGTAATCCGTGATTTGACTGAGGGTGTGTTGGTGCGAGGTAGGGGCTTTTCCGTCTAAGGCGGTCTGCAACCCGGACACGTCTCCAATAGCATGGCCGTGGCTTGTTGCTGCTTTTCCGTCGAGGAATGTTTGGAGGTCCGTAACCTCAGAAATCGGGTGAGTATGAGAGGATGGGGGGAAGGTGCTGGGCTTATTTGGCAAGTTATTCCAATCAGCGCTCGGTCCAGCGGGACCCTGCGCTCCCGAGACCTCCAAAACAATCTCTAATGGCGTTTCGATGGCAACGATGTCGCTCACAGCTTTGTTACCTCCGCAATTACGGTAAACGCACCTTTCATCAAGGGTGTCACCTGACCTCCACTACTTGTGGCTTTTAACTCATAGGCATACCGGCCAGGCGCAAGTTTCTTGGTTTGCGCGGCCGATGCGTTAAGAGTAAATTTGCCTTGCGAGGGGGAAATAGTGATTCCCCCGTTGGAACTGGTTAGAGACAACAGAAGGGACGACGAAGACGCGCTGCTTCTGACATGCAAGGCCGCGGTATAGCCCGATAGATCAACCGCCACTTTCGGAGTTCCGGCCTTCCACGTAATGTTCCGCGAAAACGTGCCCCCCTGATCAATCGTGAGACTAACGGTAGCGGCCATGGTTGGGGCGGGCCTTGGTGCAGGATTGAACTGCTCCAAGACCCATGTGCGTTACATTTTCTTCTTCTTGGCGGCTTTCTTCTCGACCGACGAGAGGAAATCCAGGCCCTCGTCCTCTTCGTCTTCAGCTTCGTCGGACTCTTCCGACTCAGATGGTTCGTCCGAATACTCTTCGGACTCTTCAGAGGCAGGCTCCGGCTCGGGCATTTCCGATTCAGACTCCGGCGCCTCTTCGGCTTCCGGCTCCTCGGCTTCGGGTTCGTCGCTGACCGGGGTGCCGTCCAGCTCACCCAACACGAGTTTTCCGCCCTTCATCATCAAAGTAGCCATCGCGTCGAACGGTTCGCCATCTTTGACGCCATCCGGCACTTTGAAGCCTGCGGGCATAGAGAAACTGATTTCACCGTTAGAGCTACCTTCAGTCTCCATAAGCGGAGCTTTCTCGGCACCCTTGCTGAGATACTGTTCCATCGGGTTCATATCTTTGGGTCCTTTCTTCGGCCCTACGCCGATAATCAACATAGTGCCCATTTTGGTTGTTCTCCCCCTTGAAGCGGGCAGGGCCGGTTAGTTGGCCCCACCCGCTCTAGTGGGAGGGTGGATTAGGCGTAGACCGGGTTGTTAGCCGAGCCAGCGGTCAGATCGAGGAAGGTCGAGCTGCGTTTGGCGCGGATGACGGTGCCCCACTCCGGACGGATCGGCTTGGAACCGGCGGAAAGAACCGCGCGGAAGAAACCGATAGTGCCGTCTGGATTCTCAGTTGCATGAGGGATATTTTTCCATTTGAAATCTCCCATGTAGCTGACTGCGTCGAAGGTCACGTTGGAACCGGCCGAAGTGATTGGCTTGGGAACCAAGTTGGTGAACACGTCTTGGTGGAACACGATGCTGTCCTCGAACTCCGCGGCTTCATAGGCCGGGTTGATGTCGAACTTGTTGCCCTGGGTCGTGGCGACCGCCTTGTAAGGCAGACGACGCACATAGACTCGGGTGCCGGTCGTGGCCGTGGTGGCGGCGGACAGGGTGACGGTCGTGGAGGTCGGAACCGCGACAACAAACGTGCCGTGGGCGATACCCGTGCCGGACAACTGATCGCCGACCGCAAGCGAGTTCGCGGTGACGGTGAGCGTGGTGGCACCCGCGTTAGCGCTCGTGATGGTCACGGCGTCGTGACGGGGAAGCCAATCGTCCACCAGATGGAAGAAGCCTGCGTAGCTGCGGCTGATGCCGAGCGGGGCGAGCAACTCGTTCTTGCTGTCGCTCCAGCGGTAGTCCTGACGGATGTCCGTGCTGGTGGCGATGAGGTTGCGGCTGGCTTCCGAGCTGATGATCGCGCCGAAAACCGGGCGAGCGTTCTCACGATCGAGCGGGTTGTTGCCAGCGCCGTCGCGGATCAACTTCATGTAGACGCGATCCAAGATGCCCTGAGTGAGGGGCAGGGTCGGAAGAGTCGCGCTGTTGAAGACCGAGCCGTCACCGACGTTTTGAACCAAAGCGCCGCTGGAACCGACGGCATTGATCTTGTTCTGGGCGATGCGGACGTATTCGTCGCGATAGCGGTCCTGCCATGCGTAGGAAGTGTTCTCCTGAAGGATGGCGAAGATGTTGGAGAGCTGCTCTTTCCGTTTGAGCGAGAAGCGGAGGTCATTGACCGAGAGCTTCGGGGACTCAATCGCGGTGTGAGTCAGGTTGTAAGCGCGCAGGGTTTGCGCGAACTCGATACGCTGCGCCGAAGGCAAGATGTTTGCCGCGCTGTTGGAGCTAATGACCGAGGTGTTGTTCGGGTAGCTGCCATCGCGGGAAAACACGCCGTCAACGGAGATTTGGCTCCAGTTCAGGCTGTTGCTGGGAAGCGAGCGCTCGTAGGTGAGCACACGGACGGTGTCGCCCATTTCATCCGGCCACACGTCTTTTTTGACGAGTTTGAGCCAGGGCGAAGTGTTGAGTGTTTTACGGTAAATATCGGGACCAATGCGATTGGCCTCGTTGATAAGAACCTGTTCGATATTAAGACCAGGGGCGGATTGTGACATGATTGAGAATTCCTCTTAAAGTTGGGTTGTGGTTGAATATACCCGCCGCCGGAAATCTCCAGCGCGTCAACGGACACATTCAGTTTGGGTTCCCATCCCGAGCCGGGGACAGCAGTCCGAGTGGACTGGTTTAAGCTCTGTAAAAACTAACTGTTAAGAGTGATCTCGGCTCACACCGCCGTTTGCTAAGTAGATGTGACTAGCAGCACGATGACAGGGTTAATATACCACCAACTTTTTGTCAAGCGATTTTTTAATGTCTCCGCAACTTTTTTGCCCTGCGGGCGGAATTCCTTAAAAAGAACCAACGGTGTCTTCTCGGGTTGCGCGCTTTTACGGAAAGCGGGGAGCGAAGATGGAACTTGCAGCAAAACAGGCAGAAATAAGTTTCCTGCCCCGCCTGTCTTGCGTCGGCTTCCGTATCGTAACCCCGTTTGTAAAGGCAGGCCTCGTATTTCTCCATACGGACCCCCAATTAGCGGTCTACCCGAGGTGTTGCTCCAGCGCTTCGAGGAACCCGACATCTTCCGGCAGAGACCTATTGGAGTCCGCCGAACCTGAACCAGCTTTGGGAGAGCTATTGCGGTATCCCACAATCTTCTTGTTGGCTTCCTCTAACTCCGACTTGGCCTCTTTGAGAGCCTTCAACAAGTGGGGAAGAAGTGCTCCCGAGTGAGCCATATAAGCTTTCAACTCGGCGTCAGCACCCGAGTAGTCTCCTTTGGCCAGACGTTGGACGTCGGCCGCTATCTCCTCGTCGGCCAAAACAGGCACCGACTCTTTGAGGTCCGTAAATACTTTCTCCGCGGCGGCTTCATATTCCGCTTTGGCGGAAGCGGCTGATTTTTCGGACTCTTCTTGATGGCGGGCCAACTCGGCCTGGCGTTGAGCTTCAATGGCCTGCATCCGTTCGCGGCTAGTGTCGTGATATGAATCGCGCCGACGAATAATCTCGGCGTAGTCGTCGGCCGAAGCATAGAGGCGCAGACGATCCCGCTCATTCATGTTGGCCGCTAAATCGGTCAACAAGTCGCTTTGCTTCGCGGCATCAGACTCGGCAAACGCCGCCATCAACTCACGAGAGTTGAGTTCATACTTGGTGGCCAGAGAGTCCACAAAGCCGACCACGTTCACCATTGGATTTACTACGTTCTGCTTGTATTCCTGCGTGGCCTCGACGCGAGCAATGGCTAACTCCTGCTCGTATTGTTGATTGATCTGCCGGAGCTGTTCGACCTCTTGCGCATTGACTGGCGCCGTCTTGACCGCTTCGAGTTCCGCCTTTAGGGATTCAACAGTCTTGGCAAGCTCCTTGGCTTTGGCGGCTTCGGCGCGCAGTTCTCCCCATTTAACGGCCGCTTTCTCCGTCAACCCCTTGGGGACTTCCTCTTTCGTGGCGGACTTGTCCTCCGTTTTCTCTTCGTTCGGTTTTTCAGCCTCGGGAGCTTTGTCGGACTTTTTCGACTCGGACGACTCCACGGACTTCTCCGCTTTTTTCTCGGCGACAACTTTTTTCTCAGGCTCGGCCGGTTTGTCTTCGGCATTTCCGTAGCGGGTGGCTTTCGTCTCCTTGTTGATGTTGTCTATCTGCGAGTCCATCCGACTCGCCCAATCGTCCGAACTACTTACGGACGGAGAAGCTACTTCGAGGTTGGACTGAGTGGAGGTTTCAATGACGGCAGGTGTGTTTTCCATAATGGGTTGGTGGTTTGGTTATTCTTTTTCCGCGGCATACTTCCACGGAGATAGGTCGAGGTCGGGTGCCTGTGCTCTCTGCACGGCAAGGGACTTCAAATTTTGAAGGGCCTCGAAATACCCTTCGCGCTTGGCGTTGAGCAGGGCGTGATTCTCCATCAAGTTGACGGAGTCCGGACGCAACTTAGACCGAGGGATTCCGGCGTCTTCCACGACGCTCAAAGCCAGTTGCAAAATGTCTTCTCGCAAAATAGCTGCGAGACCTTCGATTAGGTCCGGACGAGCGAACCACTCTTTGTTAGTCATTGAGTTTTTGGGTCACCAATTGTCAGAATCAAAAACGCACACCAGAAGAACGGCCACTACTACGGACGCGAAACCGTAAGCCGCCAATATGTGCATGGAGTCCATTAAAACATCTGGTTAGCTTGCTGAATTTTCTGGGCCGTCTCGGCGTCACGAAGGGCCAGCTTTTGCTGTGCCTCCGCTTGCTGAAGCGCCAGTTTTTGCTGATGACGCTCTTGCTCCATTTGAAGTTCGGCCTGATGAGTCTGAAGTTTGGACGCTACTTCGGGAGAGCCAGCCGCGGGTTCGGCACCGCCCGCTTGAGCGGCGCGAGCTTGCTCGGCGGAAACCTTTTCGATTGTCTGCTCGGCGATTTCTCCGCTTTGTTGCAACGCCTGCTTTAACTGCCCGTATTCTTGTTTGCGCGAGGCGTCTTGAGCCACAAATTGCAGATGCTGCGTGGCATGAGGCATGGCCAACTGGAAGTATTGAGCGGCTTGTTGTGAGTCGGCCTGCTGTTGCTTGACCGCCTGCGCCAAGTTGGCGATGTCCTGAATGTGGACGGAGGCGTGAACAAAATGATTTTCCGACGGTTGCAGGGTGACCTGACGTCCCTGCGACATGGCGGCGTTTTCTAGTTCGGCGATCTTCTCGTCGATAACCGGACGAGATTCCTGGAGTTTCGGGACGTAACGGTCCACATGGTCATAGCCAATTCGAGCGGCCACGCGATCGCGCAATAGACTCTGCCGCCCCTGCTCGTCGAACTGATTGGCCATGGCCATGAATTCATCCATGGCGACCAGACGAAGTTGATCAGAACCGGCGCCAATCGAACGGACCGCACGGACTTCCGTCACCTTGTTGTGGAGAACGTCCAGCGGCACTCCGCGAGACGTGCAGTATTTTTTGAATGCTGCCACAGCTTCGCCACCACGCTCCGCCGTCATATAGTCCTCGCGAGTGGCGCGTTTGAAAGCCCCGCGGAGCAAACGGCTCCACGGCTCGTAGAAAAGATTCATCGCGCCCGTCGTCAGGCGAGAATCACCCTGAAGCTGCGCCTGAACCTCGAACTTGGTGCGCTCCTTGGAATCGGGATTACCCGAAACGCTGCGATAAGCTCCGGCGCGCTCGCGCAACTGCTGCGACATGTCCTGCAAAACCGGAATTGCGTTCTGCCCGATATTGGGAAGATTCTTCTCCAGAATCTGGACGCCGCTGTTGAGCACGCTGAACGGCCCGAGATACTCGAAGGCCAGATTCTCCAGACTGTCCTCGCTGTCCGGCTGGATCAGCAAAGACGTGGAAAGCATGGCGCCGTCCACAAACTGACAACGCATCCGGTTGCTGACTTGAATGTGCGGGAAAATTTTATACCCGAGGCCACGGATAGAGGCGTAGTAGCCGTTAGTCCCCACCCCGTAGCAGAAAGTCACAAACGCATCGCACGCCTTGCGGAAACGACTGCGCTTCTCATAAAGAAACTCTTCGTTGCTGCCGTCCGCCAAAGAGATGTAGTGGCTGACCGTTCCGTCATACTCCTTGACCCATGCGTGGATGACGCGGATTTCTGAACCGGCGCCGTGGGCGACATAAATGTCGTTGTTCTTGAGGTCCTCCTGATATCGCTCCCAGTCGGTGACGTGGTAAGCGTCGCGTGCTCCGGAGTTGGCGAGGATGGCCGTTTTAACTTCATCCACGTTCCACCCAAGCTCGCTCGCCCTTTTCTCGTTTTTGATGAAGCTGTAAAGCTCGTGGGCTCGCATTATGCGAGGGGACACGGCCACCTCAACCATTTCCTCGGCAGCGAAAGTGCGGCGCGGAAGAAGGAAGTCGCCGATCTTGGAGATCTGCCAACGCCAGTCGTATTCATCTTCCCAATAAGCGACCGATACGCCGTGCTTGATGAAATACGTGCTGTTGAGGACATGTTTGAAATTAAACTCGTCCCACTCGCGGAGCATTTTGGTAAAGCCTTCGGCGATGATGCGCTCGTAGTCGCTTTTCTTTTGTGGGTCCGCCTCTTTGACTTCGACGGAAATCAAATTCTCCACCGACTGCACGAGATCAACGTAACCGGCGAGTGCGGACTCTAAGAGTGCTTCGGCCTCACCAAAATTCAAATTGCAGCGGCTCGCCATGCCCGCTTCGCGAAGCGTGTTGTCGTCATACGGCGGAGCACCGTCGAACATCGCATCAACTTCGCTGCGGTTGCGCGCATTGACGGCATCACTTTGCTTGAGTCGGGTGTAGACTTGGTGCAACGAATCGGGGTCTTTGATCCGGCTCGGGGGAGGCGTGCCATCCGACCGCAAATTTGCAACAAGCGGGTCGGTGGTGGAGGGAGAATTAGAGACCATGAAGGAAAAGAGGGATGCGAAAAGGTATAGGTAAGCACGCAGATATGCGTGGTATATTATGCTGTGTCAAATAGAAAATTTGCTGAAGGTAAAAGATTTGCCCGAATTGGCCGCGGAGAGCTTGCCGAACGCAATCTTACGTTTGACTTGAACCGACGTCTCTTGCCGCTTCATGGTCACTGTCATGCCCCCAAAACCAAACCGCTGACGACACAGCTCGATCAAGATCATGGCGGCATCGGCCAAATCCGGTGAGGCTCCGGTCCGCGCCTTCATATCGGTCTTGGGTTCAACCTCCATGCGCAAAGAGACACCCTTCTTCGTCGTATACTTCCGTGCCGTCATTTCTTTGGCCAACTCACGGTCAATGCCCTTAAGCTGCCCGGTGCGGATTAGTTCCTTGGCTGAAAACCACAGCTCGGTCACCCGATTGGTATACCGCTCGCTGCTGATGGTCGGGTCAGAGATAGAGACGGGAAGCTCGCTGGCTTTGCCGCCAAACTGAATACCGAGGACTTCCGGCGACCAAATCATTGAAACAACGTCGCCAAAGGGACCGCCCGCTCCCGACTTGTCGTAAGCAGCGCACCAGGGCTCTACTCCCTCGGAGTCGCAAACGTCTTTAAACTGCTGGACGATTTGTTCAGTCCGGGTTCGTTTCTTGTCGTTGACGTTGTCCTGAAGAAGCTTGCGATGGGTGAACATGAGTGTGGGGATGCCGTCGCGTGAGATTCCGAACTCCCCAAATTGTATGGGAGTGCGGTCACCCCCGTTAGTGAACGCCGGATCAAGCCCGGCCACCTTGGTGGGTGGCTCCAGCCAAATCGCCTCTCCGTCCGCCCCCGCCGAGATGATCTCAGTCTCTGAATAAATGTTGTCTTCATCCCCGGTCGGGGCCCAATACCCGCGGAACATGCGGTAATAGGCCAGAGAGTTTTCACCAAAACGCGCCTTGGCCTCGTCCAACTTGGATTGCGTGACGATCCACGGATAAACCGTCTTGCCGGTTAGGACGTTTGGACTTTTCTCTCCGTCAAACCGAATGCAAATGCCGCGCTCCGTCTCCCAGTCCTCCTCCATGGGGCTGATCGACTGCCAACCGCCCTTCGGTTTGGCCAAAATTCCGAACGCATCGAAACGGCTCGCGGGGTTACCTATCCCGATAAATTGAAACTCGGGGTTGAGGGAAAGGTTCGAGGCCGACGCCTCCAAAATCGACTCCGATAGCTCGGGCATTTCGTCGGCGATGACGATCACACGCCGATTTTTGAACCCAATGAGGCGTCCAACGGCTTCTTTCTCTTTTTTCTTCTCGGCAGCGATAAGAGTTATTCCGCATTTGTCGGAAGTCCCACCAGTCCCGTCCTCGAAACGGATCAAACCCATGGAATCCACCAACTTTCCAGGCAACGGAGGCGCGGCCTGCCAGTAGTCCCGAACACTTCCCCAAATACGTTTGCGAGAATCTTTCAAAGTGGTCGAAGTCACCAAAACCATAGTGTCATACGGCGCCGAGATGAAATTCACGATGGCCCAGACAGCGAAAAAATCGGTTTTTCCCGACGAAGCACAACCGGCTACCGCCAAATATTGATTTCGGCACGAGGCCTCCAACATCCGCTCCGCCCACGGGTGCCACACAAAGGGTTTCGGTCCGTCTTCGGGCCACAGCGCGGAGACAATTCGTTTGAAATGGTGCTCGGGAAGTTCTCCGCCCTTCTCCACCGCGACGGGATTGCGAAACGAGTAAAGCTCGCGGTTGAACTGGTCGATTTTTTTACTCCACCAACGACCGTATTGCCACTCTTTGTCCGAGACATCGACGACGCGTCCGTCGCGTGTAAGAACTTTTCCCCTCGAAGACATTTTTTTTTAGCGAAGTGTCACTATTCCGTCACCACTTCGTCTTGTTTTTTGATTTTTCTCTGTAGAAAAACCGGAGCCTACGGGGCTCGAAACAAGTTTTTTGCATACCACTGCCATAAAACTGCATAAGGGTGTATTATGCCAAAACAGAGTAAAGCGTCAAGAGGTTTCATATACCATTACCGCAAAAATGTGTCGGTATATTCCACTTTTCCGATTGACAGGCGTCACAATCCGTCACACCTTGGCCCCACCTATGAATCGAAAAAAGACCAGTCCAATTACCTACCCGTTTATTCAGACTACTCCGTTTGGCTCGGTAAAGATTTACCGGCAAACCGGACAAAAGCCCCGCTACTTTGTGACGTGGAAGGGCGAAAAAGGGCGCCAACGAGCGGCGTTTACCCACGAAGCGGCAGCGCATCAACGTGCCGAAGAAATTATTGATGACTTTCACCGCGGAACATCTCTTCGCAATAACATTACCTCGGCTCAAGCG